TCTTTTGCTGATATTGTTCGTGGTATGCATATGTATGGCAGAAAGATTCTTCGACCTGAAGCAATCGTAACTGCTAAGTATAACGTAGGATAAGGGAGATATAAATGGCAACTTTTGATTTAACCTCAAAGGATACCACAGGTATCTTTTCTGACTCTATTGCGGCTATGCCATCTACTAAAAATACTAATGTAATGAGAAATATTGAGGCTTACCTTGATATCGATGCATTAGTAGCAGCAGGTGGTAGCTTTTCAGACGGAGATGTCTTTCAGGTGTTAGAAATACCTGCAAACACTTTAGTTTTGAATGCAGGTGCAGAAGTGATGAAAGCATTCACAGGCAGTTGTACTCTTGACATGGACTTTGCAGCAGGAGATGACATTAT